AGCACCCACCAAAACTAAATGCCCACCTGATATGCCCTCTACCTTGCGCTGCAGTGACGGTATGTTAAACTGCCACTTAGATTGTATCTCATTAGCCACCAACAGATTGTCAATAGATATGTCACCCCACTCTACTTTTAAGTTAGGCAAGAAGTTATCTTGATAGTCTGTGATTATGTTACGCAGTGGCTCCAGTGTATTCTTCTCACCATTCACGTAGTCAAAACCTAAGTTAGCTACCTCTTCACCTACTACCTGTTGAAATAGATTAGACATAACTTCTTGAGCTACCTCATGGCGTAGTCTATAGTTCTCTTTACTTTGCGTACATCCTTAGTAAACAGTTTGTCAGGCGTATGTATGCCTTTGTTACTGTCATAGAACTCTTTATCCATCAGTGTTCTAAGTAAGGCTAACTCTCCATTTTCCATTCTACTCTCCTTAAATGGGATTCATCATTTTAAATATCTCATACCAATCTGATCCCTCTATTGCTAGCCACATCAATATAGGTACACCTACTATAAAAAACGCACAGATTAAAAACGCCCAGCCTAAACCTTTAGTCGTGCAGTATTGATCACTCATTATTATTTGCCTTTCGTTTCTCTGCTGCAGCTTTACGTTCCATGTTGTTCATAGGACGTATGAAAGTCTTTACGCCCATATGATCCTGTAGTTTCTTTTGTTTGTACGCTACGTCCTCCTCAATACTTCTGCGTTGAGTTTCAGATAGCGTCTTTGCGCTGAGAGTTCTTATCATACGATAGATATCTTTAGTTAGTTGACTCTCTTTTTTGTTCATCTTCAGTTTCCTTTATGTGTTGCAATATTGTCACAGCTTCTTCGTTTGCTATCTTGAACCACTCACCTTGTCTCTCGCCACACAGGGCAGCAGCTTTGTGAGCTACACGTTCTGCTCTAGCTCTATCAGGTGTTGCTATGGCGTGGACTAACTGGTAGTCACGCATGGGTGAACTTGTCTGATAGCCTTTGAGCCTATCCTCTGCATCTATAGCCATACCTATCTTGACCCACTCAGGCCATGCAGGATTAGTAATAGCGTAGACGTAACCCTCTTTTACTTGCTCGTCTTTCTGTAGTGCAGCAAAGGCGGCATCACCAAACGATGTGTATCTACCAGGTTTGTGTAGAGGGTGTGACTCTTTAACATAATTACCATCTACCCACATACGATTAGGGTTACTCTTTACGTTCCTCTTTCTTTGTATCTCTGCACTGTTACCTTCTTGATAGTAGTATGGCTTACCTGTTCTTGGGTTAATCTCCTGAGACATCATGTCTTGCTCCTTTATGTTTGTCTTTACGTTGGGGTTTAGGTTTCTTTTTATCGGGTACTACTTGTTGTCTATACTTAGGTTGTCTAACCTCCTTTGCCATTGGATTTTGTTTGTTTGTGTGACTTTTCTGCAACATGTATCCATTCTCCTATCTGTTCTATATCCTCTGGGTCTTGATACTTTACATCATCACGCAATCTTATTGCTCTTGTAGGTATGTCACACCACGCTTCTATCTCTTTACGCATGACCAAAGTCTTTCTTAGTGCGTCAGGATCAAGCGCAACCATAACATAGTTAGCGTTATCGCTCAAGCATTCTTTGTGTGCATCGGTCAGGCTTGTACCTAACAAAGCAAAACCTGTGACATTTGGGTATACTTTTGCGACAGTTATTGCACTGATTACGTCCTCTACTACAATGTAGACACCACTAGGCTCACCGTAGCAATACTTGGCATATTCTGCTGCACCACCGTAGCGTAACCACTTGGGCTGCTTACCGTCCAGTGCTCTCCCTATCGCATCTACTATAAGTCCGTCATTGTAGATAGGAAACACCGCACGTTTATCTTTAAGATCGTACAGTAAGTCTATGTTTTCTAAGGGATTTGCGTACTCGCCCACCCAGCGCATACGAAATCTGTTTACATATTTGTTACTTACGTCAGTTGTTACATGTTCTGGATAAACAAAGTGCTCTAACCTCTTGTTTATATTACCTGTTTCGATCAGGGGCGTTACTAGATAGTGCTCTAGTTCATCCTTTGCTATGCCTGTATTAGTGTAGCCACTCACGTCACACGATACCTTATAGCAGTTGTAAGCAATGCAGCCATTACGTTTAGTGGCAGTAAAAGTATTCTTGCCTTTACATCTAGGGCAGTCCTGTCTGATAGTTTGACCCTCAGATATATCTAAGCTATTGATATCTATAAACATTATTTCTTATCCTTGAATGCTTGGCGCTGGGCTAATGCTTCTGATGCACCAGTGTACGTGTGTTTAATATAAGGTGTCAAGCTATTTATGTTAGTGTGTCCACTTACTTGCTTGATCTGTGTTATATCTACACCAGCTTCTACCATCTCAGTGATAGCTGTACGCCTCATGTCCATAGCTGTAAGATGTTGAGGTAGCCCAGCAGCTTCTAGTATTGCATTGACGTAAACGTGTAGCATCTCTTTACTGTAGGGCTTATATGCACCGTCACTAGGGTAAACCTGTGGTGTCACTAGAGCTTGAAAGCCAAACGTTTCGTGCTGTTGCTTGAGCACATGCATCAATGGATCACTGATAGGTAGGTGTACCTCTGCTCCACGCTTGCTCTGCTCTAAGTCGCAACGCTTCTTGTCAAAGTTGATAGCTGCCCACGTAAGCATACGCATGTCACCTACACGTTGCCCCCACTCGTAAGCCATCTGTACAATCAAGCCAATGCTACGCCACTTCCACTCGCTGTATGCTGTGTGTAAGAACTGGTTTACTTGCTCTGGCTCCCACATTACTTTACGTGGTGGATTGGGTGTCTTCTCTAACAAAGGCATAGGGTTCTCTATACTGATACCATTCTTCTTAGACCAGTTGATAAGTATCGACATGATTGCAGCTATCTTGTTTGCTCTGTATGTACCTCTCTTTAGCCACAGATTGTAGCACTGTTGCATTAAAGACACACTTAGTCTCTTCATGCTTGTAGCACCTATGTCATCATTTATAACCATGAGACAGTCGTAGTAATCCTTCTGAGATGCAGAACCTAGCTTGCAAAATGTATCTGATTTTATGTAGTAACCTATGACCTCCTCTACTCTGTAGCCTTTATTTTGTTTGAATATTGTCTTTTCTTTTGTCATCAGCATTACGATAGCCTTTTACTAAAAAATATATGAAGCCTCCAATGTAGGCTAGTACGAATGGTATAATAATCTGTGTTCCTGGCTGCATTAAAACGGTGGCTCCTCTTCCTTATTGCTTGGTGTCCATACTATATCGTACTGATGCATGAACCATATGTATTCTCTAAGTGTTGTTGGTATCATAACTTTACTCCTAGCTTAATCAAATCACATGCCATTCTGTCTATCATATCATACACCTCATCCCAATCCCAATACTGATAGGTGTGAAGTGCACACTCAGTAAACCATTCTTCTAAATAGTCTTCGTCAAAGTCTCTCCAGTTGTTAGGTAGTTCCTGTGTTAAAAAATGCCCTGATAATCTAGCAAATAGTTTTTCATATGTTTTATCTGCCATACTTTTGTCCTCTTCTATCTCCATACCAAAACTTGTTTTCATTTCTTCTTCTCCAACTTCAGTCTTAGCTCTTCTATGTGTCTCTCTAATCTATCTATTCTATCTTCTGCTGCTTGCACTCTCCTTAATAAACTGTCCACCTCTGACATTGTTAGTCTCCCATGTTACGTGGTGAGTATACCTCACCGTTATACCCTGATCCAGTACCATCTGCACCAAAGTTGCAGCTTGCCAACAACAGCAGAGTAGCAATGATAACATACACTGTGCGTTTACTCCACAGTATAAACAGATCATATGCTTGCTCTGCTTGGGCTTGTGCCTCCTGTCTTACACTATTCTTCTGCATCGTCAGGATCTTTGTAGTTGTAGTAACTACTGTTATCAAGTAAGAACTCATTGCCTATGTCGTAAAAACATCTCGTCAACTCCCTGATGTCAGACAAGTATAAGTCATTCATCTCTTCTATCTCCATTATAATCTTGCGTAGATTATTATGACTTCTTTTTAGCACCTTTAGTTGCGCTGCTGTCAGAGACTTCATCCCCTTTTTTCTTTTTGTTTCTCTTTCTTTTCGTTCCCTCTCGTACTTCAGACTTCTCTCCTCTGGTGTCATCTGCCAATCTTCCATCTTTAATCCTCTCTGCTATTTTTCTAACAATACGTTTGTCTCTAGTTGATATTATAACACGCCCCATATCATCGTACAGGATGTATTTAGTTTTGTAGTGTGTGAAGTACATTACTTTTGTATCTCCACCTCCAGGCAAGCTACAGTCTCAGCCTTGTGTGTCACCATCTTGGCTGCTGTGCTCATCTCGATTTGGCACTCCTCTAGTGTAGCGTAAGTGCCTAATTGATAATGCTCTACACTCTGTCCTGAGAATAGCTGCATCCATATTAATATGTAAACCATTTAGTTTATCCTTTCTAATCTGTTTGATCAACTGTAAGTAACTCATACTCAGCCATCATAGAACGAACTTGTTCTGTACTATAGGCATACACATAAAGACTTCTAATATGCTCCTTGTTATTAGGCCACGGAAAATATTCAACATAGTATCGTGTGTAAACTGGTTTATGCATTAGTCCATCCTTGTTATAAAGTGTTTACCATTTGGCTGTGGTAATGCAATGATAGCATGAGTATAGAAGTAT